CCAAAGAGATTTCTCAATATTCATATGCTTAATTTTATAACGTTATTGTATATAAGGCAAATAATCAGTTGAGTAGGGTTAGTCGACTTGTCTTCCGTCGCCCTGAGCATTTCGACCTTCTCCAGAAATATCTGGGGAATTTGCAGACCTTTCAGAATCTCTATTTCTAGTCTGACCCGCCTGTGCTCTTACCTCTGCCTGTTGCTGTGGCTTTAATTGAACGACTTTATCCCCGCCATCAATCGGAACCATGCCCATTCTAATTCTTACCTCATTAGGGGTAATTACCTGCATCCTTAAATATCTCTCATCAATTTTTGACTGGGTATCTTCGTCAGTCAAAGTTAACTCATTAAATTTAAGAAGTAGGGCATCCGTCATTTCTTCAATAATTTTATTTAATTTCTTTTCCAAATTCATTTGAGCTGGACGGCATACTTGCTCTCTAAATGTTTTATCAGCATCTCTTGCAACCGCTAAATTGACTCCTTCAGGAGTTCCAATTTTATTAATTGGTACACGGTGAGATAATAGAATTTCATCTCTATTAGATTTACGATACACGTTAAATGAAGACTCTTGAGTTCCCGCCTCAATTGGCTCCATCTTAAATTCAACCTTTGAATCTGGTGAATCTGGTGGAAGTGGAATATAAAGAGATCTATGATTCTTGCCTCTTAGGCCCACCTGGAAAAACTCTAGCAATTTACGCTCAGACTCTGTTGATAATTTAGCACCCTTTACGGTGATAATATATCTTGGAACCGCTTTGTTCTCAAAGTAGTCAAGGTTATACTTTCCAGCAAACTCGTTTCCAGCCATAGCATTTGAGGATGCTACGATATCTGGAATACCATAGTAGTTATTTGTTGGTGTGTATTTCTTTAAGTGAATAATTTCATTTGGTCTATCTAGTCCGCCTGCAATTGGGTTCTCTGTTTCTTGATCTCCAAAGTTACGGAAGAATACAGCCTTGCCATATAGCAATTGAATAAAGCCGTCACGAAGACGACGCACACGCATTGTCTTTGCTGGGATATGTCCGATATATCCGATTCGTCCAGCAGATGTTCTGCCGATTTCGATATATCCATTTCCTGTTGCCTCAACGTCTGTGTAGGCTTTAATAAGTGTTTCTGTAAATGTTTCTTCTTCGTTGCATTGTTCTAGCCACTCGTATAAATCTTGACGTAGTCTATTTAGCTTTCTACGTGCACGGTCTAAAGATTTTTCATCTGTAATGTTATCAAATGCTTCTTGTGTTTTGCGTGTTTCAATAAAGTCATGGCCAAGTCCTACGATGTTAGAAACCTTTGCATTAATTGCTGCGTAGTTGTATGGTGAAATTTCATAAATAGTTGAAAGATAATCTAGGTTATATGGTGGCTCAATAAGGTCGAACATGGCATAACCAGTAATTGCTTGTGCCAATAAATTTTGTTGTGTTTCGGTTCCTTCAATACCCTGAAATCTTTTTTGCAACTCTCTGCTTATCTTACGACGAAATGCAGGGCTAAGTCCTGATATCTTTGTTAGGTCTTCTCCACTTACTTTAAATAGGTCAGTACTTGTTTCCTGTCTTGGAGTATTAAACTTCATCCAGTCTGCAACATTAGATATTGCTATTTCCTGTGAGTTATCATCTTCTTCGTATTTAATCATTACTGTCCCTCTGCCCTCAAGTTTTTCATTTCATCTTTATAGTTTCCAATATCCAAAGGATCTGGAACTAGTCCCCACCTAAGTCTTTGTTCTTGTTCTGCGTATTCTTCATCTGTAATTTTTCGTCTGGCAGAAAGGAATTTAGGTTGGCCCTCATAAATACCGTACGAGCGAACCTCTCTAGCCAAAGCATCGATTCTGGATCTATTTCCTTTTTTGGACGTGACTGAAAGAAAGTTCCCATCGTCATCTCCGATCCATCTTCCATCTGGCATTTCCCAGACATAGATGCCAAGTGTTGATTCCTCTTGCAGAATCTTAGTTTGTGCTTTACCAATATCCATAGAAGTTTATTTTACCACTCTTTAGGGTCTAAGTCCAGCTTTTTGTCAAGGAAGATGACAAAATTATATACTTTGTAGCACCACCCAGTCATTATTATAATATTCTGTATCTAATTCTGTCAGGGTCATGGCATTTTCTGTAATAGATTCTACAGGCTTTCCACAGTATAGTTCAAAGTGGGTTTCTACTTTTGAAGCCGTCAATTCAGAATCATATATTGCAATATTTTTATATAGGTTTGAAGGTCCACCAGTAGACTCATAATTTAATTGAAGTGTTCCAGTTACGGGGGTAGTAAATACTATTACGATATGGTGTGGCTCTTCTTCGACTAAATATGAACTTATGTTTGTTTGATTAGTTACATCTACATTGTTTACGTATATCTTGGCTATATTGGCCTTAGAGACCGTTCCAGAGCCGTTCCAGGCCAGTCTGGTAGCAGAAGGGGTGGAAGCATAGAAAAGGGTGTTAGAGGCCAACGTAAGCGGTGTAAAGAGCATTTCTACGGACTTCACAGAGATAGATGCATTTAAATTAAATCCTGCTGAATTTTTAGCTCTAATTCCATTCATGTGATGGCGGGACAAAACTGGATAATTTAAAGATCCTAAATAATAATCGGTAGATGAGGTTATCTTATCCCCAAAATTATCTGCATATATTGTTCTATCGGCATAGAAGGTTATACAGAAGAATGATAGTTTTGGTAGATGTTTACTGGCATCTGTAGTAGACATTGTAATTTTAATATATACATTCCCGCTTGGATCAAATGCGTCTTTTGTATATTGAGGCAGGGGTTGGCCGTTTGTACATGGGGCATAAGTAATTCCGTCTATGCTTGATTCTACCGTTATTCCCAGATCATTTCTCCACTCAACTTTTGATGTTGTTAAGCCTATTTGAGAAGGAATAAAAAAGTAATCATTTATTACAAATGATTTTGACTGTGCCGTATCTGTTTTATAAAAAGTAATATATCTTTTAGTTGAATCGTAATAGGTGTTATCATCTACAAAGTCCGACCATGGCTTGCTAGCTGGATATGAGTAATCCATAACTGCTTTAATATTTGCGTCTGTGCCAGTAAACAATATTCCTTTGTCTGGATAAACTACGTTTATAGCAGAAGTTGTAATGTTGCCATCTACATAATGTTTTCTAATTGAGTCTGGTTGTAGACCATATCTATATACCGCTGGGGCATCTACCGTAAATGTATCTCCAGAAACAGTTGTTGGCCCAATTTGTAAACCTAGAGTGGTGTTTGTAAATTTAAAATTTGATAACGATTTTGAATCAACGGCAAACGAATCTATGTATAGGGTTATAGCCCCTACTGAATAAACTCCAATTATGTGCAGTGATTTCTTGCTATATGTAACACAATATCTGACTGACTCTGTATCTGATACTTTAAATACTATGTCGCCGTTTTCCCAGAATAATCCAATATCATTTGCTGCATCCGCAAAAAGTGGAGTCTCTGAAGTTGACTCAATTGATGGATACACCCATGCTTCTATTGTGAAGTCATTATCTGAAGTATATTTTGTTCCAAATCCCGCCCCGACTGTTGCGCCATAATAGTCTTTTGTAACTGGTACAGTTATATATGAGGTATTTGTAATACGAGTTCCTGATACCCCGCCTGAAACCAATGGCAATATATTTGATGCAGGTGATCCTACATATGTAGCATTATTTCCGCATCCTGATATATCTGAAGCGGTGGCACCAACAGATTCATCCAGGGGCCAGAAGCCCACTGGATAATCTTTTATTACTTTTAGTTGGTAAGACACCCTTTAATTATACACCAATTAAGCTTGTGGCTCTTGCTTCTTAATTGCAGAAGCTAGGAGTGCAACTACCGTGTCTGCAGTTTGACGGGCATCAATAGCTCTTACAAGCTCTCCACATCCAAAGCGGATATCATTGAGGTTTGCTGGCCTAGCCAACTTAATCTTTGTTGAAACATCTGTGAGGGCCCTAAAGGATCCGTCTGTATTCTTTACTACAAAGAATTTTATCTCCTTCTATCATATCCGTGACGGTTGATCATTTCCGCCGCTGGTTTCCATGTTTCTGCATTTGCATTTAAGCCATGTCCAAAAACAATCCTATTATAATAATTAAACGCAGCGCATACTGCTACTGCATCTTTAAGCTCTTCTTCTGAAACTCCAGAAGAAAGTACTTCATTAAAATCTTCTTCTGAAATTTCAGCTGGAGTAAGGGTAAGCTTGCCCACATACTTCATTAAAGCTAACAGTTTAGCATCTTCTGAAATTCCTAGTAAAACATTATCCATTTTATCTTCTGGATATCCTAAAGATAAAGCAAACTCTCTATGAGAGCCCCAGCAATATTCACAATTGTTAAGTCTGGATACATATGAGGCTAGAACTTCTCTAATTACTGGATCTAATACTGATGGTTCTCGCAAAACTTCTTCCGCTAATGTAAGCGATGGCATATACTTTTTAGGATTTTCCTGAAAAATATTTATAATACTTGTTGCGTTTTTAAGCGATGTAAAAAATGACATTATAGAATTACTCCAAAATGTTTAAGTATTGAGGCCAACGCCAAAATACACCAAGCTATATTAAACCAAATAATGGTTGGAAGAGTTTTAATAGTAGAGGTTAAAATAAGTGCTAGGCTTGAAGCCAATGCAAATATATAAAGCCACCACCATTGTTTACCCAATAGTAGCCCTGGGAATATAATAGCAATTTTTGTTGCAAAAGACAAGGCCTCTATTTTATTTACTCTATTCCAGTATGATTTTTGAAAAAATCTACCGCTTACTTCTTTAAAATCACTGAGCTTTAACATTTATTCCATCTATCATTTTTAAAAATTCTTGCCATTCGACAGAACTTTGTAAAGCTAAGTTTTGTTTAATTTTAAATAATTCATAATTTTTATTTTCTTGCTCTGAATAAGAATTATTAAATTCATTTAAATATGGTTCATTGTTTATTATACCATTACCTTGTAAAACAAACAAGTAATTTTCAAGGGCAAACATTTTAGTATCTTCAAAGTCTTTATACTCTAGCATGTTGTTTTTAGATTTTTCTAAAATACCATTTAATTTTGAAGACATTTTATTGTTTATGGTAAAGTCTTTCCAGAATGGAGTATCTTCCCTATTGGTAACATAATGTAGATATATAAAGTCCAATATTTCTTCTTGCTCTTTTTCGTAAGTAAAATTGAACAAGTCTCTGTCAGATTGACTATAATTTATCAAATCATATACGTTGCTTGGAAGCTTTTTTAAGCTATGTAAATTTGATAATATTGCTGTAGCCTCCATGGGCTCAATAAATCCAGCCGACAATCCCATTGCAATACAATTATTTATCCAAACTTTTTTATACATTCCAGGATTAAACTCAAAAAACAATCCTGGCTTAGGAGGGCTTACTTCAAATCCAAAATATTCTTCAACCTCTTTCTTTGCCTCTTCTACCGTAATATAAGAGGAGTCAAAGACATAGCCGCAGCCGTATCTGTGCTGAAGTGGTGTAATCCACATCCATCCATATTTCATAGCAACAGCATTTGTATAAGGAACTACTCCTTGGCCAATTTGATCATGAGATAAGAAAAAGGGAAATGCTTTATCTGCTGGCAAATTTTCAGAATAACTTTTCCATTCAGAATTAAAATGATTTCCAATTAAAAGCCTTTTAAATCCACTGCAATCAAAAACAAAATCTGAGGAGACATTATTATTTTTACAGTTAATATTTTTTATATTTCCATGCTCATCGCTGTCAAAGGATACGACCTCATCATTAATATATTTTATGCCTCTTTCTTGAATAGCTACTTTTTTAAAATAGTCTGCCGCCATTCGTGCATCAAAATTTAAAGAAAAATGAGCAAGTCTGTCGTAATTGTAAGAAAATGGAAAACGATTGTTATCGGCCAACTTAGAATTAAAATCGAATTCTCCTTGACTATTATTTTTACTTATAGAATATACCATAGCCCTTGAATGATACTGATTTATTGGATCTATAAATGAATTTAATTCAGCTATAGAAATATCATCGTCTGCCGAAAAGGAATTATAATAGTAGCTACTATCTTTATTCCAATTAGTAAATCTAGCAGCAACCTTTATAGTTGCACCACAATTTTTTATAAGGTCATAAAATGGTATTTTAACAATATCTAAAAAATCTATAAACATTGGAGTAGTGCTTTCTCCTGCTCCAAGAATTCCTATCTCTTCGCTTGCAATTACTGTTATATCAGATTCTGGATATAAATGCTTTGCATATATAGAAGTCATCCATCCTGCTGCACCTCCACCAATAATTACAATATTACTCATAAGACTTCCTATGCCATTTAAAATTTTTATACCAACTATGAGAATGTCTCATTGTATCTAATTCATTTTTTCTACCAAAATCATATATAGACTTATCATCTTCGGCTTTCCACTCTTCTCTTTTAAAAGGAAGTATCTGCATTATAGGGGTCCCTACTGGAATAATGCCTTCAAAATCTTTCTTCAGAAAGAATGGGAGATTCCCTCTTCCAACTGTCATATCAGAATCAACTACTCCAGAAAGTGTTGTAAATGGAAGATCAAACCTGTTAAATGGATGGGTTACCAACGCACTGTAACCTTTTGGCGTTTGAAATTGAAATAATGTTTTCCATGCATAATGGGCATCTTCATGTCCATGTGGAGTCGGAAGCTTGTCATTTATTCTTGGTCTTTTTTCAATAGGGTCTGGACCAGATCGCCATTGAATTTTTGTACCAAGTTCTGTCTGTTCAACCATAACATCTGTCCATAAAGTTGCGATATAGCCAGAAGTCATTCCGTCTAAAAAAGGAACACATAGCTTTAAAGCATGATTTCCTGAACCATTAACAATTTTTAATTTACCGCCAGCAAATCTTTCTGACTGACGATACCACTCTGGTACAAACTGCTTGGCTGGCTTTAGACCATCAATAAACTCTAGGTCTGGAACCGTAAACCTAATTGTTTTTTTATTCATTTTCATTATATATCTCCTTTGAAAGATATTCAAATAGCGAAGGTGCATTCTCTGACATTTTTGTCCAATTATTTTTCCTGATATTGGCATCTTCAATAAATTGATCAACTACTGATTTTAAGTCTAATCCAAATCTAGAGTACCTTAGATAAGATCCAGTTATAGATGATATTGGATAATTCATTCCAGTTGCAACGCAGTTGAGTCCCGTAGATGCTCCGTTATACATATTCCTATCAGACCAATTTCCTGTATGGAATTTTCTTATTGCTAAATCTATTGGAGTAGTATTTTCTATAAACTTTTGTGTAATCATATCTGGATAAAAAGACTTATTCTTTATATCATTCCAGTACCTAGAGTCTTCTCTTACTGATAATGCATAATGAAGCGCTACAAAATCTGCAAACGAGTTAAATTGCTGGAAACAATTATGATTGTATGCGTCTCTGTCCCATTGAGAAATTTCTTCTCTCTCCAAAGACTGGCATAATAAAATTAAAAATTCATGTACAGTAAATAGCCCACTGCTCTCCAATGGCTCTATGAACCCAGCAGATAATCCAATGGCAACTACATTTTTTACCCAAGTTCTTTTATAGATACCGCTTTTAATTTTAATATCTTTATACTCAAAAGAGTCTACGTCTCTTTTTGGGTCAACAACAGTCATCTTATCAGATCTTAAATAATTTTTAAATTCTACTAGAGCATCTTCTGGAGATATATATTCATCACTGTATACGTATCCAGTTCCAATTCTTTCCCATGATGGAATATTCCATACCCACCCATTAGATATAGCCGTACATGTTGTGAATGGCTCTAACTCTTTTTCTTTATCCGTATATGGAATTCTTGTTGCCCATGCACGATTATTTGGTAGAAGATTAGAGTAGTCAATAAATTCTTCCTTCAGAGATTGCCCAAGCAATAAACTTTTAAATCCTGTACAGTCGATAAAAAGATCTGCTGTTATATATTCACCGTTGTCTAGTAAGAGTCGCTGTATTCCAGAATTATTTAAAAAGATATCTTTTACATTATTTTGTTTTAAAATTACACCTTTTGGTAAACAAAAATTATTCTTTAGCCACATTCCAAATTTTGCTGCGTCAAAGTGGACCGCTGCATCTGTTTTTGCATCGAATTGGTCTTCCATCTTTTCTACAAATTTATTATTATTAACTAATGACATTGATGGATAATAAGTATCTGCATAATCGGATATTGGGGTTTCTGGATAAAGCATTTTTTTAATAAACCATTCCTCGGATCCACCTAAAGAATTATCTCTATCAAATGTTGGTACTCCAAAGGGGTAGTGGAACGATCCGTAGTCCTTTTTGTAAAAATCTGTAAACTTAATGCTTAGCTTATAAGTGGCATCGCAATCTTTCATAAAGTCTTCTTTTTTTAATCCAATTAAAAACAGCCATCTATTAATAAATCCTAATGTGCTTTCTCCGACACCAACAGTATTGATATCTGGGCTCTCTATAACAATAACTTCTTTTTCTGGAAATACATGCTTTATTGTGGATGCAGCCATCCATCCAGATGACCCTCCTCCTACTATTACAATTTTATTTATCATATAACGCACTTCTCTATTTCTTTTAAGACTATCTTGTTTATCTTTTCAGACTTAAATATATTGTATAAATAATCTAAACCGCTGTTCTTCTTAAATCTTTTTAAATTCATTGAATCTGACACTATTTCTTTTAAGGTTTCGTTAAAATAAAATTCTACAAAATCTATCTTTTGATCTGTATTAAATTTAATATAGAATAAATCCTCACCCTTGTTAATATTAAAATTTAAATCTAAATCATAAATCATGTAAGATGGTAACATTGGCCTAAACCATTTAGAAATATTAAATTCTCCAGGAACAATGTGTGCGGAATTAGGTGATTGTTTTGACAAATACGGGGCAGTAATACTTGCTGTTATATCATGGCTTGAAAACAATGTAACTGGAAGTAAGTAATCTAATATTACAGATTCGCCTGAATAGTTCCTAATCGATATAAAATCTTCAATATTAGTGTCTGGCCAATATACTGTTTTATTTTTATTTATTTGCATATTTAATTCTAGTGGATTTTTAAAAGAAAATGTATTTTTTAAAAATTTCTGTGTAGACGGGCATCCTAGCCAATTAACATCATTAGATATTGGCTTTGGATTATTTTTGGCATATGAAGATATAACTGGAGAAGGCGAGTATTCCATCATTTGATTTGATAGATTATTAAATATGTTATATTTTGACCAGTATACTTTATGCATAAATAGATTATATCATTTTATGACAAGTCTAGTCAATGGGGGTGCGAGTGTCCCCACTCAAATTTATCTACGCCTGGACCTTCATTTTCACGACCAACAAATCTTAGTGTATCTTTAACTAATTCTTCCATAGAAGAATATGTTGACTCTATCATTACCGCTAACTCTGGAAGAGAAAATGTTATAAATTCTTTTTTAATAGAAATAACAGATTTTTCAAAATCATCAATATTGTTACTGCTAAACATAGATATAACATCTTTATATGTGGAAATATTTTCTGGGTCCTGCCACTTTTCTAGATATAAACCTAGAGCTGAATCTTTAGACAAAGCAACTAATCTTGGAGCTAATAAGTTATGGTTCACAACTACTCCTTTCTAAGGGATGGTAGTCCTGACACTGGCATTGGTGAATTTAACATTGCATCAATTAAGCTTTCTTCTGGCAATCTAACCAAAAGTAATTCTATTTCTTCTTCGCTTAATCCAAGCTTTGCAAGAACTTTTTCTCTTTCCGCAATAACTGAGTGTAGATCTTTCTTTAGCATATCAACTTCTTCTTGTGATATTAATCTAATTTCTGGGGCAGTCTCTACATCTTGAATTTTCCAAGTAGAAGATTCTTTGTCAAAGTAGCATATGTGTGTTTCAGCATTAAAGTTTGGAGGAGCTACTTCTGTAGAATATGCTGGCATTAAAAATACGCCTGGCTCCAGTGGAGATTCATCTACACTAGACTCTCCAACAAACTCCATAGTTACAGGGTTGTATGTATAAGCAATCATAATATGTCTTTTCTATTATAAATTAAGTTTTGATTAAAACTTAATGCAAAAACGAAGTGCTACTGTTCTAATTCTTAGGAATTCACCTTCAGCAATACCGTTTCCGATATCAATGCTGTATTGGTTCCAGGAGTCTCCCATTTGTTCAAGGCGAAAGTTATTAGATGTTCCCCAACCAAAGTGTGAGGCTGCTTGAATTTCAGACTGTCCCCATCCATAGATATACCATGAACGCTCATAGTGTCTGTGACGAGGAAACATAGCATTTTGGAATGAACCAAAGCCACGACCTGAGTCAACTCCACGTCCATCGTCAAATCCACGAATATGTTCTCCACGAAGATCTGGAACGTTAAATGTTGTTGATCCATCTCCTGAGCCGAACGTTGTTCCGATTGCTGCAAATAGGTCTGCATATAGGGTCCGATTTATAGCTGCTCCATTACAGTGTATGTATCCATTTGGAGTATTATTAGCTCCCCATGCGACTACAGTTCCTGCTGGAACAACACCGCCGCTTGCATTATTTAGTAAATTATTTAACGTTGCCATTATGCTATTAGTCTCCATCCATAAGTTGTATTGCTATAAACCAATCTTACAGATGCATTGTTTACGTTAAACGGCATGTCTTCTGCAAGGCCCTGGATTAGCTGTCCATTTCGGGCAATATTTACTGGTGTATTAAATGATGTTCCAGCAATATCTGTTATTACTACTTCATCACCTAGTGCTGGTGAGGCTGGAAGTGTTAATGTCATTCCAGATGCTGGAATCACAAAGTAATTTCCAGAACTTTGAACTCCTGCTGTTCTCAAGTTTCCACGAGCAACTAGTGTCTGGCTAGTTGAAATTATTTGTGGTCTCTGA